CTATGCTTGCCCCATGTGCTAACATGTGCGTTGCAAAAGTATGCCTTAACAAGTGCGGAAATACGCTTCTATTTATTTCTGCTCTCTTCCCTATATTCCCGATTTCTTTTTCAATAGTTCCTTTTCCAAGCCGGTTGTATGGTTCTTTCCCTGCAGTAAATAAGGCTTCTTTATCATCTGTCCTAGAAAACAAATACTTCTTAACAGCAAGTTGCGCTCTCGCATTTAGGAAACAATATCTTTCCTTTTTGCCTTTTCCAAATACTTTAACCCTACCAGCACTATAATCCAAGTCATTCCTATTGAGTGCGGTAATTTCTGACACTCTTGCTCCCGTACTGTACAGAATTTCTAAAAGTGCCTTTTCTCTAAGTGTTGACGCTGCATTCCTCATTTGCTCTAATTCGATATCAGTAAGTGGCTCTCTCATTTTTTTATCGCATTTGATTGGGTCTATTCTCAACATTGGATTTTTATCAATTATATCTTCTCTAACCATCCATGCGAAGAAACTATTGAGCACTCTTCTCTTATCATCCAATGTGGACTTTCCGGTATTATGAGTATGTTCATAGTTAAGTAGGTAGAGTTTAATATCGTTTGATGTTATTGACTTTATATCTTTGCTTACATTATTCGAAAAATGAATTAATGTCCTTTTGTAATGCAGCAATGTTGCTTTGGTTAAGCCTTTAATACTCTTACTAATCAGAAAGGCCTTTATCTCTTCTGGAAATCCCTCGCGATACATAGTAATATCTGTTGTTTTTTCAGTAACCTCATACCTCGTAAGTATTACTGTCAATACAGCATCTACTTGTTTTAGTTCTTGCACATTTAATGTGGTTCCTAACGTTGTCACTACTTCTCTTTTAAATTTTTCTTGCAAAAAAATACACCTCCTATTGCACTAGGTGCACAGTATGGTGTATAATATATCCATAGACACCTAGTGTCTTTTGGCAGAGGTAGGCTTTAACTTTCCAGGGAAGAGCCTACCTCTTCTTTGTTTGTTTTTATAATCACATTATACCAAACACTTGTTTGTTTTTCAAGTGTTTTATTCAAGATAATAAGTTGGTTAATGTAATAAGTGTAAGTGCTGCAGCTAATATAACCATAAATGAAGGTGGATATATAAAAGTTGGCAACTTGGTTATTATTAATCTAAAAATAACTGCAACGGCTAACATTGCAGCATATACGTCCATTATTAGTAATCTTCCAACTCCTCTGTTTAATGGGTTTGGATTGTATGCAAGTACGGATGCAGGAGAATTAATTGCCGGCATATATAAAAACCCTTATTCGTCAATTAATACATCCAAGGCACTGGAATCAGGAAAGATAATAACAATATCCGGATGTTATCTTGCATCAAGTTAAATAGCTATTATACATACAAAACTCTAATTATTAATTTATACTGCTGTGCTGCGGATGAAATAAAGTATATCTTTTGATCAGCGCCATTATAATAAATGCTATAAATAAAATTATTTGAGCTATAAGGTATAAAATAAGTTGCTTGTACATTTAAAATAAATCTATCTTTTAATGTAATGTCTGTAGAAATATCGTATAACTCTTTTCTAGTATTTGCAGGCACATCGAAAAACGTTAATAATTCAATTGATTTGTACTTAACCAACTTATTATTTAGCGCATTAATATCATTCGCATTTTTAACTATATTTTGTTGCATTCCATGGGTAACAGCAGTACTGGGAACCTTTGTAGAATCGTTTACTTCTGTTGTTTGTGCTATGCTCGTTTTATCTATTTTATATGCCAATGCGGTTAAAATATCAGCAAACTTCTTTTTAATTAACCCAAACAATGTTGCATGTGTACTTCCACTTGTCAGCTCTCCGTCTTCTGTTGCCTGCTCGAATGTTACTGTATTGTTTTTTGAATCTCCTGTTTTATCAAGCTTATCCGGAGCGGTCATGTCCCCAGTCACTGGGTCAACCTTAACATCTCCACCACCCCTAACAATACCGGGAGTAGTTTCGGTTGCAATATTTCCTAATACAATGCTTTCAGCCGCTTGCCCTTGTGCCTTGGCATAATCACCCTGCTCTTTCGCGTAGTCACCTTGTGTTTTTGCATGATTCCCCTGCGCCTTTGCGTAGTCCCCTTGCTCTGTAGCATATTCTGTGGCATTGTTGACACCCTCTGTAAAGTCTGCAATAACTTCTTCTGTGGCTTCTTCAACCATTTCTTTCACATTTTCATGGGTAGCCAACTTTTGCACATCCCCTGGGGAAAAGGCAACATACAACTCCTTTGTGTCCAAAGGCATTGCCAGTTCACCCTCAACTAATTTATTCGGGTCAAAATCAACTTTTAATCCTCGCCTTGGTGCTCTTACTGCCATGCTATCACCTCCTACGACATATTTAACTTAGCCTTTATTGCCATTATGTCGTTTTGCATTTGTTGTAAATCAGCCGGAAATCCATTTAAATAAATATCTCCCGGGGAATTTATATAAGTATCATCTGTCATGTAGATACTTCCCTTTTGACCGGATATGCTTATATCTCCGTCTTCACTCATAGTTATTTGACAGTTTGCTCCGGTGAATGATACTTGGTCTTCCGAAAAGGTTATGCTGCCAGACTGGGTAATGAACGTGTAATATCCATCTTCATTTTGTAAAAATAATCCGTGTGGAGTAAGTTCTACGTTTTCTAACCGTACTCCGCTTTCCTGTTTGTCTATATAAATTCCGTCAGTACTAAGTGTAGCATCATGAATTATTTCATTTCCCCATTTACTAATGGAAATTTCACCAGTTCTTCCGCTATCCGGATTTTTCCTTGCAAAAAGATTTACATCTGTACGTTTCCCATTTTCATCTATGCTTCGTACAACCACAACGGATGGTTCTAGGTTAGCACGTTCGGTGTTGTTCGCCCCCCAAGGTTCTCCGTTTGGTCCTTTTTTGGTAAGCCATATTAAGGGATAGTTATTATTCTCGTAAAACTCCATGATGTCTGAAAACAAACCAGTTTTTCCAATTCTGAATGGTCCTATTTGCCCGGTATTAGTTTTAATAGATATGCCGTTTATTTCCCCGGCATTTATCCAATTTGCATTGATTCCGATTGCATTCAGTACATTAACAACCGCATTGCCTTGGCTGTCTATTCCTGCATTCCATGTCTTTCCTCCGTCTGTGCTAACCGCAAAGGCATCCGCTGTCATTTTCCAGACTGTTTGAGATTCTGCTCTGGTCGGTTTGTTATGCATGTAATATATTGTGCTGCCATCTTCCAACTTTTCTTCTGATTTGAATGCACCGAATGAATTAACCATGAGATTGGTTAGTTGCTGTACGGCTAAATCATAGGCGGTAATTTCTTTTCTTGCTTCGTTTCTTGCCTTAACAACAGACTTGGTAACCGCAGAATATCTTGTGCTGCTATTTCGGCTCGGTGTTTCTGCATCACATGCAATACTCATATAGCTTCCGATTGTGTAATTTAAAGATGTAATCAAAGTTTGATATGAATTTCCTTTTCGGTCTGATATAAAGGCCACGTCTCCTGCTTCAACTGTAGGATCAGATTTTGCGGATACGGATAAAACCCTAAACATCATACCAACAATTTTAGCACCAACCGAATTTGCAATTATGACAGCATCTGGCTGGCTCTGTATAAGGGGATTATCTACTATAGATAAAACATATCCATCTACCCCAAACATAGCAGAATAACCATTTTCAGAATCCGCATTTTCAACTTTAATTCCAGTAATCACTACATCATCTGTACTTATGGTAGCTTGTGAAAGACTATAGATATGGTGGTATCTCTTCATTTGTAGAAAAGTACCACCATCTATATTGCTACCGGTATTATAATCTATAAAATTTCCACCATCTGCGGTATCTCCACTTGAATACGGATTATCCTTGTCAAATGTACCACCATCCAAGTCTGATTGCTCAAACGCTCCAATGTCATACCATTTTAACTCTAATCCTCCATTCACATTACACCTAGCAAAGCAACCGGCAATTTGTGAAATGTATGACACTATATCCCTGCACGTTAGAGCTTCATCGTCAGGTCTTTTCTGTATCGTGAAACTACTGTTCAAAAATGTAGAAACCGTTGATATTCCACAATGTGTACATACTGCTTGGAGAAGCTGCAGCGATGTACACGGAAAGTTAATTTTTACATTAGAGAACGGCTTGTCTAGCATGTGTGTATTGTCTAAGCAAATAAGACTTATGTAACTCCCGACCTGCTCGGATAAATCAACGGTGAACACGCCCTTTTTTATATACTCAACTGTTTTGGATAGCTGTAGTCCTATGTAAAGAGTTATTACTGCTCCCTCAAAATTATAATCCGAATACTTGTCAGTTGTATTGTTAATCTTTAAGATAAGCTGATTACAAGCACACATACCTATTTCAAAATTACCGCTATTACTTGTCATTTCGGATATTTGTATGCCGCCTTGCCAGATGTCTTCATTTCCAATCACTAATTTCGTGTCGTCAGAAAGAATTATATTTGCCTTTCCATAAAAAATTCTTCCTTCGTCACCATATAAAATTCTCTTAAATTCATTAGAAACATTTTGCATTCCTTCACCTACACTTCTATTTCGCTAAATGAGACTTTCCAGTAAACCTTGCCATCTGTATCAAAGCCTGTCGGTTCACAGTTTCTATCGCCTATGTATATTTTTCGAGATGCCATCTGGTAAGGCTTTCTCACGTCCATATATTCACATGTTATGCTTGATTTTCCGTCTACCACATTTGCAATTTTAGCGGCCAATTCCCACTCCAAATTAGACCATTCAAGTGGGGTACTCGTCTTTACTGCAATAACATCTTTGTGCATTACTCCGTCCAGTGTACGTCCGGTTTCTTCGCTTGACAGATCTGTTATTACCTGTGCGTAATTATCCGGTATAGGCACGGATATGCCTTCAATCTTAAAGTCAGGTTTCCACTTCTCCATATCTATGCCAACCCTTCTGCTAAAGCATTTCTACCTGTTCTTCTTGTATTGCTATTATTTTGCTTAACTACAGCATCATAAACAACCTTGCTATCCAGGTACACTTTTAAATTAATCGTGCCGGTTCCAGAACCACCAGTTTCTCTCATAGCTTCCTTTAAGGCTTGTTTTATCGTGTTAAGTGGAGAGACTACCTCTGTTTCTCTCTTGTTATCACCGAGGATAGCCAGAAATTCTCCGTAGTTTTTTGGTACTACGGTACCAGTTGCTAATTTGGGTATCTGCGGAACAGACAACGGGTTTCTGGACCATAGTCCACTAAAAGGCTGTAATCCAAGAATGCTTATGTCATGTATTCTGTTAAGCATACCGTTTATAGCATTAAATGGAACAGCTATAATTGTATTAATACCGGATATTAGCTTGTTAACTACGGACTTAAAAGTATCCGCTATACCGTCTTTAATTCCATCAAATATCTTGCCTCCCGTGGAGAATACGTTCTTAACATTAGTCCATGCCTTAGTAAATATATCTTTAAACCAATTCGCAACACTACTAAAACAACTCTTTATATCTTCCCAAATGCTCGAAAAATGATTTTTGACTGCAGCTGCGCTGAAAACCGACTTGATTTTTGTTAATGCTGCATTAAATTTATCTCCAAACCAGTCAGGAATACTTACAAAGAAACTCTTAATATCGCTAACTAGATTTTTAAATTTATCAACAACTGTACCTACAAGAGACGTTATTCCGTTTATCATACCTTTCATTATAAAGCCACCGATTTCTAGCATTACGGTACTTGGGCTATGTATTCCGAATAGCTTTTTGATGTTATTAACAATAGGGTCAAATATGTGTTCTTTTATCCACTTGCCTGCGTTTTTAAGGATATCACTTATCTTAATACCGTTTTTAAGTCCATCCATAATATTAGTGCCTATCGTTTTACCTATCCCAAATATAGTAGACACTAATCCGTTAAAGGCGCTGACAAGCAAATCAATTATTCCACCGGCAATGCCTAGCCAGTTAATATTGCTTAACATTTCTCCTATTGTATTTCCTATATTGAGCCAGTCAATCTCTCTTATTGCAGTTGCTATGCTGTCTAATAATCCAATTACCAAACTTGATGCTCCTTCTGCAAGTTCTACCCAGTTTGTCGTTGTTAATATACCATTTATACCGTCTGCAATGCCTTGTCCGAATGAAGACCAGTCAAACTCTGTTATAAATCCGTATGCGGTATCTATTGCGGTATTTAAGGCATTGCCAATAGCTGTGCCAACATTGCTCCAGTTTGTTCCTGCAATTGCCGTATTAAGGCTAGAAGCCATATTACTTCCAAACCCAATCCAGTCAACCGATTTATAAAAGCTATTTATTAGAGTTGCAACAGAGTTTAAGCCATTGGATACAAGTTGCCCTGCTCCTTGCCAATCCATCTTATTGATTGCTGCCTGTAATCCGCTTCCAAGGCTATTTCCTACGTTATCCCAGTTGATTGCTGTTATAGTACTGTCTATTGCTTTAAAAACTCCAGAATAGTAGGTAGAAAACGTTTCTCCTAGCTTTACCCAGTTAACCGTTTTTATCAGAGCATCTATTCCTGTGCCAATCCCGGTACCAAGTTTTCCCCAGTCAAGACCTTTTACAAATGTGTTTGCAAAATCTACTACAGTGTTAAGTCCATTGCCTACCGTTTTGCCAACCCCGGACCAGTCAAGTTCACAAACAAATCCATTTATAAATGTGTAGATGCTAGTAGCAATTTTTTGGGACGTGCCTTGTATGCTACTCCAATCAATATTAGAGATAGCATCATTTATCTTACCGGCAATAATCTGACCTATTTCAGTAAAATCCGATTCTTGCCAAGCTTTTTTAAGCTTATCCACAAAATCAGATACATTGCTAGATTCTTCAATTGCGGATGTAAAATCAGGTTTAATTACATTACTTCCGCTACCAGAGCCGCTATCACTATCTTTATTGTTTGCAAGTATCTGCACATCATCTATACCGGCAAGACTTTTTTGTTCCTTTTTCGCCTTTTTAGCTGCCTTTGCCGTATCTTCTAAAGCCTTTACTTGTTCGTATTGTGATTTTGCGGCTGCCTGACTCGATTTTACGGACTTTCCAAGCAACATAGAGGTAAACTGTGCTAAATATCCTGTTGCCGTTGCCAATGCAGATGCCAGAGCGTTTATAGCAGGCAGGCAAGCTTCATATACAGGCTGAAATGCTGTCATAAGGTTTCCTTTTACCTGTGCTATAGAGGCGGCAAACTGTGCATTTGTCTTGAGCATATTTGTTATGTATCTTCTCAAGCTGTTAAATCCGTTTCGGAGTATTGCAAACACGAATGCAGTTTTAGCCATACGCATGATCCGACTGGTAAATTTAGAAATACTGTTGCTTCCGCCATCCGTTGCAGAGCGGATTCCTTTTAGTGGATTAATCATCTTAAGGAAACTGCCAGCAGCTTTTCCGGCAGTCAGTGCAAGCCTTCCCAATTTACCGGATATTGATACTGTAGCCGCTCCGAGGTTCTTTATTCCGGTCCATGCTTTTCCGGCTGCAGAAGCAATAAGTCCTAAAGCCCTTGACACTCTTGTGCTAGACGTGACCTCGCCTGCTTCTTTTTGTTGCAATTCCGAAAGTCTTACAGAATATTCTGTTAGCTTTCCACTTAATGAATTGTACTTAGCTTGCATACTATCAAGCTTGGAGGTGTCTCCACCAATAGTAAATGCTGAACCGGAGGCTTCAAGTTCTTTCATGTCTAAATTCGCCGCTTTTAATGTGTTCCTGGCATCTTCTATTTTCCATTGCAAGCTTTTCCATGATTGGCCACTTTGTTTTGCACCAGTGTCTTTCATGCGCCGCTCTGTTTCGAGGAAGCTATCAAGTTTACTCTTTGCATCCGCGATTTGCTTCTGGATATCTTGGTATTCCTGCGTGGGTACTTTCGCATTTTTCATATCTTCCATGGATTTTTCAAGCTTAGACATTTCTGCTTGAGTTTTTTTAATGATATTTTGGAGTTTTATCTGCTTACTGGACATTTTTTGAATACCTTCAACAAATCCACTGTCGTCCACTTTAGTATCGAATTTTAATGACCCGTCTGCTATAATAATCACCTCCTATCCGTACAATTCATTGATAAAGTCATATTGCTCTTGTTCAGCCTGTGAAAGTTTTGGCTTTAGTCTAATTAGGGCTTTATTTCTTTTGTAAAATTCATCTTCTGTTTTATCTAGTTTTTTTCCTTTATTAAGCTTTTGGCGAATGGAAATTACAGTACAAAAAAGACCTTCTCCAATTCCTTGGAAAAGACCGATAAAAGTCCAAAAATGCATATATTCATCTAATCTCGTTTCGCGTCCTGCGACTTTGTTTATTTCTGCAAATATCATTTGCTCATCCTGATTCCAGTCGTATACGGGTTTTTCCATAATTT